GCAAAGAACGTTTTCTTTAAAGGTTTTAAATCAAAGATTGAAAGATCACCATGGTTTGCAGGAAAGTATAATCCAAAAGCAGACTCAGTTGAGTTTGACAAGTCAATCACAGTTTATTCTGGTCACTCAGAAAGAGAATCACACGAAGGTTTGAACCTATTCATGGCAGTACTTGATGAGATTTCTGGTTTTGCATCAGAGGTAGCGACAGGAAATGAACAAGGCAAGACTGCTGACAACATCTATAAAGCTTTTCGTGGTACCGTAGATTCTCGTTTTCCTGATCTTGGCAAGGTTGTTCTTCTTTCATTCCCCCGTTATCAGGGTGACTTTATTTCTCAGCGCTATGATTCAGTAATCGCAGACAAAGAAGTAATAGAAAGATCGCATAAGTTTATAATTAATGAAGATCTACCTCACGACAATCCAGACAATAGTTTTGAAATATCTTGGGAAGAAGATCACATTCTTTCATACAAGATACCAAAGATATTTGCACTTAAGCGTCCAACATGGGAAGTAAATCCTACAAGACAAATTGATGACTTTAAGATTGCATTCTTAACAGACTTAGGAGATGCAATGATGCGTTTTCTTTGCACCCCAACATACTCATCTGATGCCTTTTTTAAGCAAAAGGATAAGCTAATTAACTGTATGACATTAACAAATCCTGTTGATAGTTTTAGAAGGTTTGCAGAAAACTTTAAACCAGATCCAGATAAAATTTATTATGTCCATGCTGACCTTGCACAGAAGCACGATAAGTGTGCCGTTGCAATTGCTCACGTAGATAAGTGGGTAAATATTCAGGTAATTAAAGATTATGAACAAGTAGCACCTATCGTAATAGTAGATGCAGTAGCATGGTGGGAGCCAAGATCAGAAGAAGCAGTGGATTCAAAACCTTAGAAGGCAAGGCTTTAATATAGGAATGGTTTCTTTTGACCGTTGGCAATCATTTGATATTCAACAAGAACTTAAAGCAGTAGGAATAAGAACTGATACTGTTTCTGTTGCAAAAAAACACTACGAAGATTTAGCAATGATGATCTATGAAGAGCGAGTTGCTATGCCAATGATTCCATTACTCTTGGAAGAAATGTCAGAGTTGAAGATTATGAAGGGCAATCGTGTTGATCACCCTAGAAAGAAATCTAAAGACTTGGCAGATGCTGTTTGTGGTGCTGTTTTTGGTGCCATCTCTCACACCCCAAAGGATATAGATATTGAAATAGAGATCCATACCTGGGGAACAAGTGATAAACTTGCAAGACAGCAAAGAGCTATGGTAGAATTGGAAGACAGGCAAATGCCTGAAGACGTCAAGGACTTTCTTGACAATTTAAAACTAATATAATAAGGAGAAAAATGAATTCATTTAAGAAAATTGCTTTAGGTCTTGCTGCAGCTATGACCTTTGGCGTTATGTCAGCACTTCCGACAAGTGCTGCTGTAAATGCAGATACCTTCACAATTGATGCAGTTGCTGATACAGTAATTGCTGGTGAGTCTGCAACAGCAGTTGTAACGGTTGGGTTTTTAGCACAAAATACATCAGACACAGTAACAGTTACATCTGGTATGACATCATTGCCAGCAGGTGCTGCAAAGCTAGCAACACTTTCTGTGCTTGAGACAACCAGCGCAGTAGTTGTTGCTGGATCAGGAAACTTTTCTGCAGACGTTGCTTCAACAAGCAATTCTGTTGCAAATGTTTCTGCAAAGCTTTTGGTAACACTAGATACACCATCTGTTCCAGGAACATATGTTGTTAGATTGACACCTTCTTTGAAGACTGGTGTTACTGGTGTTCTTAACTCTGTTCCACTAACATGGACAGTAACAGTCAATGCTCCAGATCTTAAGACATCTGCAGCAACATCAACATCAATTCTTAACGCTGGAGAAACAACATCAGCAACAGCAGATGCAACAGTTTATGCATCAAAGACTGTTTCAGCAGATGCAGCAGCAGTAATTGTTGTTACACAGAAGAATGCAGCAGGTACATCTGTTGCTGAGTCTCTTACAGCAATTGTTAGCGGTCCAGGTATGATTGGTGCGGGATCAAACCCAACTACAATTACTTCACAGGGTCGTGCACTTACAGTCGCAGCAGGACAGCACATTGGTGTTTTTGCTGACGGTACTGCTGGAGTTGGAACAGTTACAGTTACAACACAGTCAGGTGTAGTTCTAGCAACAGAGTCTGTAACATTCTATGGAGATATTGCACGAATTGTTGCAACATCAACCAAATCTGTTATTGCAACAGGTTCAAACTCAGAAGTTATTTCTGCAGTTGCATATGATGCAGCAGGAGTTACAGTAGGAGCAGGAACCCTATATGCAACATCAGCAGACCTTACAACAATTAGCAATGCTGCAACATCAGCAACAATTGTCAATGGTGTAGCAAAGTTTGCTGCAACAGGTGTAAAGACTGGTCTAGCAAATGTAGTTATTTCAAGTGGTTCAGTTGTCTCAAACCCTGTAGCAGTGCGTGTTGAGGGTACAGCAACATCTGTAAAGATCTCATTTGATAAGGCTAAGTACCTTCCAGGTGAGGCAGCAACAATTACTGTACAGGTTCTTGATGCAACAGGACTTACATTGTCTCCAAAGACATTTTCAAACCTGTTTGCAACTGGCGGTATCTCAACAAATTATGCATTTGGTGGATCTAGCGATGTACTAACAGCAGTTTCTGTAACAACAGATACAGCAACAGTTAAGACATACAAGGTCTTTATGCCACTTGTACAGAATACAGTTAAGATCTCAGCAACTGGTGGATCATCTCTTCCAGTAGCAGGTCAGGTTGTAGTTTCTGCAGAAGCAGTTGTTGAAGATTCTGCACAGAAGGCAGCAACAGATGCAGCAAAAGAAGCTCTAGAGGCTTCTAATGCAGCAACAACTGCAGCACTTGATGCAGCTAAAGCAGCAGATGCTGCAACCGCAGCAGCACAAGCAGCAACAGATGCAGTTGCAGCTCTTTCAGAGTCTGTAGCTAAGTTAATTGCTGGACTTCAAGCACAAATTAAGTCACTTGCAACGGTAGTTGCAAAGATTGCTAAGAAGGTAAAGGCTTAATACCTTAACAATAAGAGGGTCAGTCTTAGTGCTGGCCCTCTTTTTTGTTGCAATAAAATGATATAATAGCCTTATTAGTCATATCACCACTACGACTATAAGGAGTTAAAGATTAAAAGATTATTAAGATTGACCTTGGTATTATCACTTGCTCTACTTCCCCTGCTTTTAGTAATTGATAAGGCTCACGCATCAGAAGGTTTAACTGCTCAAGTATATAATGTGCTGGGACAGAATAATGCTCCTTATATTCCACAGGGAGCCTCTCCAGTACGCACAGTAAATGTACCTAACATTGACTTTCAGTGGGGTAGTGGCAGTGTCTTAGGTGGCCCGTCAGAAGATGTTATTGTACGCTTTACGGGATCAATTAGAAGCGATTCTACTCAAGAAATATCATTTTTAGCAACAGCAGATGATGGAACAAGGCTATATATTGATGGAGTTTTAGTAACAGATGACTGGCGTGATAAGGGTGGAGGAGGTACTATTAGTGCTCCAATATCATTTACAGCAGGTATTCCAAAAACAATAGAATTAATGTACTATGAAAATGGCGGAGGAGCAAATGTATTCCTTTATTGGGATCAGTCTGGATCTATGGAAATTGTTCCAGCATCAGCATTTACATCTCAAGCAGCCCCAGTAGTAAAAACAATAGGGCCTCCAAGAAATTTAACTATTAGTAGTGGAGAAACATCTACAGTCTTAAATTGGGAAGCACCCGACACTGGTAATACACAGCCAGAAAGATATGCAATAAGTTTTAACTGTACTGGATGTAATGGTTGGGGAATTGCTACTGGAAATGTTGGCGGACCAAATTCTTTAAATACAACAATAATAATTGATCATTCCTTACTGAATGGACTTATGCCAGCAGGAACAGTCTGGTCATTTCATATTAGATCAGATAACGACACATTTGCCCTTTACTCTACAAATTCAAATGTTGTTACTGGTTCTACATACGTAGCACCTGCTCCACAGCCTTCCCCTACACCTAGTCCCTCTGAAACAACAACTGTAACCACGCCAACACCTGAAACAACAACTGTAACCACGCCTGCGCCAAGCGAAACATCAACAGTGACAATACCAACTGGACCAACTGAAGCAGAAATTGCAGCACAAGTTGCAGCGCAAGCAGCAGCACAAGCAGCAGAAGCAGCAAGAATACAGGCAGAGACAGCAGCATTAATTGCAGCGCAAGCAGCAGCAGCCCAAGCGGAGGCTGAAAGAATTGCAGCACTTCAAGCAGCACAAGAAGCAGAAAGAGTTAGGGCAGAAGCAGAAGCAAAGGCAGAAGCAGAGCGCATAGAGGCGGAGATTGAAGCAGCAAGAATTCAAGCAGAAATAGAAGCCAAGGCAGAAGAAGATCGCATTGCAGCAGAACTTAAAGCAGCAGAAGAAAAAGCAGAAGCGGAAGCAAAGGCAGAGGCTGAACGCATAGAGGCAGAGCGGATTGCAGAAGAAGAAAGAATTGCGAAAGAAGCAGAAGAAGAAGCTGAGCGTATAGCAGCAGAAGAAGAAGCCATTGCAGAAGCAAAGGCAAAAGCAGAGGCTGAAGCACTTGCAGAAGAAAAAAGAATTGCTGAAGAAGCAGAGGCAAAAGAATTAGAAGAAGAAAAGGCTGCTGAAGAAGAATCTCAGGCAAAAGAAGAAGAATTAAATGAGATTCTTAAAGATGCTGAAGATGGTAAAGAATTAACTGAAGAGCAAAAGGAAGTTGTCGTAGCAGCACTAATAGAAGATCTTAAACCTGGAGAATCATTATCTGCAGCAGAAATAAAAGCATCTGGAGTTTCATATGCAGACCTTCCACCAGAAACACCAGTAGAACTACGCACTGACGAAAATGGAAATGCACTTGTTATTACTGCTGAAGTTGCTGCAAACATAGAATTGGTTCAAGACCCAGGTGCATTATTAGAGGCAGCCTTTACTGATCCAGGAGCAGCTTTAGCAGCACTTGGAAGTATTGGTGCAGACATGACAGATGCAGAAAGAGAAGAAGCTACAGAGATGGTAGTAGCAACAGTAGTAGCAGCAGGAGCAGCAATTAATGCAGCAGCAGTTGCTGCAGGTGGAGCAACAGGTGGAAGCACAGGTGGGGGAAGTTCTGGCGGAGGTGGTGCTTCAGGTGCCAATTCACCAGGTTCAAGAGGAGGAAGAAAATGGTAAGAATACTAAAGAATATAGTTAAGGATCTAATAGACCAGGCATGGACTCTCCTTGGAATGTTTATTGCCTGGGTAGTTTTGGACGGTAGTGCAAAAACTATAGTTGGTTATGGAATCATAGCAACTACAGGTCTATGGATATTAACTAGTCCTTTTAGAAACAAAGAAGAGTAGTATAATACAAGATATGAAGAAAATATTATCTATCGTATCTGCAGTAGTGCTTTCATTAGCCCTAACTTCATGCGGTATGCTAGAAAATAGATATCGTTATGACTGCCACGACCCAGCTAACTGGTATAATAAAGAGTGTAATCCACCAGTCTGCTTAGCAGATGGATTATGCACAAAAGATATACTTGGTTTTGATCCTATGGAGGGTGGCGTAAGTGAGTAGAAAAAGATATACATCAGACGAACTAGATGCAAGATTAAAGTTTTTTCTTGGAATGACATTAGGAACAATCCTTTTGTTTACAACAATGGGTATTCTATATGCCCTTGTTTTTGTAACACAACCAATAGGTGAGCAGTCAGAAAATGATAAAATGTTTTTCAATGTTTTGTCATCTGTAGCGACATTTATTACTGGCACACTTGCTGGTATTTTAATTGGTAAAAATGGCGGAAGCTCAGAAGTTACACAAAATACTGAGACATATGAACAACAGTCTATTCAGACATCTGCACCTACTGTAACACAAGCAGTAGATGAGCTTGATGATCTTGATGATTTTATTGACTAAATAATACATTGCTTGACACTATATGGGGTAGCTGGTATACTTAAAAGTAATCATCTAAAGGGGTTTATGCATGACTTGTATTGCCGTAGTAAAACATGAAGATAAAATCTACATGGCTGGAGATCGTGGTGCCTCAGATGATGGAACTATTCTTGCTTTAGATGCACCAAAGGTTTGGAAAATAGGCCCATATTTAATTGGATATGCTGGATCAATGGACGGAGAAAGAATCCGTTATAACTTTAAACCAACACCTCCAAACATTAAAGACACTGATAAGTTTATGCAGACTAGGTTTATTAAAGAACTTCGTGAATTCTATAATGAGTTCTGGGTTGATACATCTAAAGATGGAGATCTTGGTTTGATTATTGGAATTCGTGGTGAGATATATGAGCATAGTTCTGCTGATATGTCTTTATCTAAATATACC